GAATCTGGGTATTCATGAAGAACCCCAATATAGTGCCAGTCTCTATTGTTCTTGAAAATTTGTGTTCTCCACCAAGTAAATTCTCCTCTGGCGAACTGTAGAGTATATGCATCTGCTGTTGGGTTTTGTGGGAACTCAAATTGACCGTTTACGCTATCGTCAGCATCAATGACCCAAGCATAGTCTGCCTTGCCCTTGGCGTTCTGGAATGCCTCTGTACGAGAACCTATCTTGCCTGCGTGATCACCGAATCCCTTCCAGTCAGACTGGTAAATTTCTCCGGGGATGTTCTTCTCCTCAAAAAACTTACGAATCATGTCCTGAGTTCCATCAGTAGAACCAGTATCAGTGATGTCGTAACGGTCTATGTACTTGTAGATTGATTCAAGGCAACGAAGAATGACATGGGTTTCATTCTTCACGATCATGCATAGTGTAATTGTAGGTTTCATGCTGTATTTATACCAATTTTTTTAGTTCGTTGTAAGTTTCTCGTATTCCTTGTTCAAGACCAATTGTCTTTATTGGAAGGTCAGAATCTTCACAATAAAAATCTAACCCCTTTTCATTTATGACTATTGGTACTTTATAATCAGAAAGATTATTGATCATATTTGCAATGTCGAATAATGTAAATTTATTCTCGTAAGAACAATTTACTTCTTTACTAATATTATCGTTTTGTATATAAAAATCAACTAAAGATATCAGATCTTTCATATAGAAAAAATCCATAATTTTATCTTTATGGATTATTATTTGTTCTTTTTTCATATATCTGATTATATTTGATTTTATGAATCTAGTATCAAGTTCATTTTCATCAAATACTGCAAATATTCTTAAGTTATACCAACCATCAGTATTTTTTACTATGTCGCGTATATCTCTTTTGCTATCTCCATATGGAGTATCATGAAATATTTCAGCACCTGAACCAAAAGATATTAACTTTTTAAACTTATGTCTATTTGAATGAAGATTATTGATCATCTTCATATTATTTTCATAAATTAAATTATTTTCTTCTTTTAATCGGCTTCCACCAGTTGTAGCTGTATGGATTACAACATCGTAAAATTTTTCATTAAACCATTCACAAGTAGAATTGTAATCAGATAAATCAAAATAATTTCTTGATATACAATTAATGTTATATTTTTGCTGTAAAATGTTATTTAAAGATTTAGCTATATAACCATTTCCACCAGTAATTAATATATTCATAATTTATTAATAAATTTTAAATTTTTATTAAATATTAATTAAAATATATTATCGCTTAATATCGGATGGATTTGCTGTGATTGGAGTTACACAGTGATTTGGTTTTGCGTTATTTTCTACTCTATCTTGCTCATACTTCCACTTATCATCGCCCAATAATTTCTCAAGCTCTTCTTCCTTAATTTCATAAAAATTATCTGGACCAGGAAATATACCAGATCTAACTTCATCAACATATTGTACAAGAGCTTCTTGAATTATTTTTCCTGCCTCGCAATAACGCTTTACAAATTTTGATTTGAATTCCCAAAATAGACCAGTTAAATCATGGAAGATTACTAGCTGTCCATCAACTTCATTTCCGCCCCCGATTCCATATACAGGAATCTTTAATTCCCTAGCAATCATTCCTGCTGGTTCTTTTGGCATTGCTTCCAATAATAGTGCAGAACATCCTGCTTCCTGAAGTTTTAGTGCTTGATTTAAAATTACTTCTGCTTGATCTGCGGTCTTTCCTTGAACTCTGTATCCGCCTAGCTTTGCTCTTGTATGTGGTGTCAATCCAAGATGACTCATTACCATAATTCCAGAATCAACAATAGCCTTTACTCGGTCTATCATTGCTCCCTCTACCTTTACCATATCGCAACCAGCGACTATAAAACGGCCTGCATTTTCAATTGCAACTTGATTGGATGGCTGATATGACATATAAGGCATATCTCCAATCAAAAATGCATTTTGATTTCCCTTACTTACTGCTTCACAGCTTCTAATCATATCATCCATTGTTACTGGAATGGTTGTTTTATAGCCAAGTGTGGTCATTCCAAGAGAATCACCAATCAACACGCAATCTACTCCAGCTCTATCTGCAAGAATTGCTTGTGGATAATCATAAGCGGTAACTAGTACCGTTTTAATACCTTTAGCCTTATTTGTTGTTAGTGTAAGAATTGTTTTCTTTGTTTTGCTATCTGCTGCCATAACGAATCTCCTTATAAGGGGTTAATTATCATTTCCTGTTTAAATTCTTCATCGTCTAAAAATGGGTACATATTTTCTAGTGGTTGAGAAACCAATTTGCCATCGCTATTTATCTTCGCAGAAGAAGAAGGCGACATGTTTTGTGAAAACGGACAAATTACTTCTATTAGTGCAAATCCATTTGTATTTAATATTTCTGGAAGTCGCTCATTAATATCTTCTTGTGTTTCCAATTTATGGTAGGGCATATCATATGCATATGCTATTTTTGAAATTTCTGGGAATGAAAGGCCGGACTTTTTATCAGTTCCAAAGTAACGACTTTCAAAAAATTTATCCATAGTATTTCTAATAGACAAATATCCTCCATTGTTTAAAACAAATATTTTTACGGGTAATCCATAATTAACTACAGTTTGCAATTCTTGAATATTCATCTGAAAAGATCCATCACCTGTAATTGCAATAATTTGTTTTCTATTTGATGCTATTGCAGCACCAATTGATGCTGGAATAGAAAAACCCATATCTGCTTGTGCGCCTGATGTTATATACTTTTGATCATCTCGTATCTTTAGTGCTTGTGATGTTGCATAATATGCAGAACCAGCATCACTTATCACAATTGAATCTGGGCTGTTATATTCTGATAACTTTTCTATTAAATAGTAAATATTAATTCCGTCTTTTGTGTCCGTATATTCATCGACAAAAACTGGCCATTTATTTCTCCATCCTATACACTTATTTATCCAAGACTGATCTGTTTTATATTCTATATCATGCGTTTCATTGAAAAAATATTTTAGATCAGTGTTTATTTCCGCATCAATTCTTATAGTATTTTTTTTGTGTTCATTCTTATCAATATCAACAACTAATACCTTGGCTTCTCTTGCAAAAGTTTCGTATCTAAATCCAGTGACGGAAACACTCAAACTGCTTCCAAGTGAAATAACTAAATCACTATTCTGTACAGCAAAGTTTCCAGCTCTATCCCCTTTTGTTCCAAGTCTTCCAACATATAGAGGATGATTAGAAGGTAAAAAATCTATTCCAAGATAAGTAAATGCTACAGGTAAATTATATTTTTCAATAAATTGAATAAATTCTTTTCTGGTTCCTGATAGGTGAATGCCATATCCGGCTATAACAATAGGTCGTTTTGCATTTTTTAGATATTCTTCAAAAATAGAACAATCTACCTTATTATTTTCTTCATTTTTTTCAAAATGTATTAATTCATTCTCATCAATATAACTGCCTTGTACATCCATAGGAATGTCAATCCAAACAGGTCCAGGTCTGCCCGATTCGCATATATGAAATGCTTTTTCTAAATGAAAAGCAATCATCTTTGGATCTGTTACCATTACTGCGTACTTTGTAATTGGTTTTACGATATCAACAATATTTGCTTCTTGTACGCCGAATTTTCTCAATGGAATATTTAATCCATGAGTATTTTCTTTTCTATTCACATTTCCAGATATAAAAACAACCTTGTTACTATCTTGCCACGCATCAAGTAATCCAGTAATCGTATTTGTTCCGCCGCATCCTGTAGTAGGCATTACTACTGATATTTCATTTGTGACCTTTGAATATCCAACAGCTCCCATAGCACATGCTTGTTCATGATGATTAAAAATTCCTTTTATGGTTTTACTTTTTGCTATTCCATCATTCAAAAACATAGCACCGCCACCTGTCACCATAAAAACATGTCGGATTCCTTTTCTTTCTAAAAAAGAGGCAATATAATCTGAAACTCTTACCATATAAATTTATCTCTATAATAATTAACAATTTTTGGAAGTTCACTATCAAATTGTTTAATAGGAATCCAACCCAAAGAGCGAAGCTTAGAATCGTCTAATGCGTATCTTACATCTTGTCCTGGTCTATTGCAAGAAAAATCAATATACTTTTCCATATCAAAAATATCAAGATTACTTGCTTTAAGAATCTTTTTCACTGTTTCAATATTTGTCTGCTCAAATCCACCACAAATATTGTATATCTCATTTTTGACACCAGCTTCAATTATTGTTATTATTCCCATAGCAGTATCTTCTGCATGTAACCAATTTCTAATTGGAGTGCCATTATTGTGTAGTGGTATCTTTCTGCCCAATTTTAAATACTTGCATGTCTTTGGTATAAGTTTTTCGACATATTGTCCGATTCCATAATTATTGGTTGGGCGAACAATTACATATGGAATACCATATGTTCTATTCCAGGCCATAATCAACATATCTGCGGCGGCTTTAGTAGCGGAATATGGATTCGATGGTTTTAAAATATCGGTTTCTTTGTGGCAATCCTCAATAATATCACCATAAACTTCATCTGTACTGAAATGAAGGAAAATAGGCATTTTACCATTTTCTTGTCTATAGTTTCGTATGAGTTTTAGTAAATTATGAACTCCATCAATATTAGATTTAACAAAATCATCACTATTTGCTATAGAATTTCCAACATGTGTTTCGGCGGCTGCATTAATAATATAATCACAGTCATAAAGAAATGTTAAATCATTAATATCACAATGAACAAAAGAAAAATTAGGATATTTCTTGAATTCTTCAAGTAAATTTTTATTGGCCGCATATGTCATCTTATCTACACCTTTGACATACCATCCTTTTTCAAGGCATAGGCGGGTGATGTATGAACCAATAAAACCTAAACAACCAGTTACATATACTATTTTACTCATAATTGAATTGTGTCCAATAATTTACATTTTTCTTGAAATTGTTGATAAAAACCATCGTGAACTGCAACGCTCTCTGGATTTCCTCTGCCGTGGAAACCAAAGCAATTATTTAAATTGTATTCACACTCTGGTATTCTTGACTCTAAGGAGAATTTCATAGCTACTTCTACTGGAGCATACTTACAATTATTTGCAATAAAATAATCATAGTACATATTTGTTAATTCTCCATCGTCACAATATCCTAAAAATTTTAAATTTTTTGTGAGATGAATAAATTTATTACTTTTTAGAACAAATCCACCATTTCCAACTCTATTTCTTCTTCCTTCCCATTTCCAGGGAGCACCAATATAATCATAATTGAAGAATTCATTTTTCCATAAATGAGGATTTATCACAAATCCATCATCATGAATTCCAATATAATAGTCTGTCTTAATTATATCGGCTAAATGGGTATAGGTAAATAAAGATGATTCTTTATGCGTTGAATATTTAGTTTCTATGAATGTTATATCACTGGGTAATTTTTCTGGTTTTTGATTGCTGACTAATATAAGCTCGGCAAAATCAATATCTTTTGCACTATACAAAAGTGCTTTTATGCTTTGAGTTGGATTAACGCAATTATAAGATAAAAGAGTTATGTTTTTAAGATTTATCTTACTCATAAATATTCTTGAAAAATTTTATTCATAATATTGATTCGATTAACATTGCTCATACCAGTTAAATGAATTAAAAAATAATCTTTATTCCACGGATTTACAACATTAGGTCTATTTCTAGACCAGCCAACTTGATCAGATGGTTCTAAAAGAGGTATTGCAAGTTTATTATCTAAAGCAGAATTTAAATATCTGTGATGAATCATCTTCATTAACAATTTTAACTGTGTGCTATAGAACAGAAAATTTATGGTATCTTGTTCATGTTGGAAATTCTTAGAAGCGGCTAAAAATGCTTCTTTAAAATATTTTAAGTTTTCTGTTTTTTTAATTATAAAATTACCAGTATTAAAAGTACTATTGTTATTCCAGTCTGGGGATGCATAAAAAACATGCTGATCAGTTAATTCAAAATCTTCAATTTTATATGAATCATTTGTTATTATTGCATCAGCATCTATCCACATAACAATATCATAATGCTCTAAAAAATCAAATACTCTTAATACTCTTAAAAATCCAATATCTGTATCTTTATATCTCCCGGATATATCAGAGCCAAACGATCTCATACAAATAAGATCATAATTATGCTTTTGTGCATATTTTTGTTTAGATTTCATAGAGGCATCTAAAACAGACATTATACCAGTATCTCCTTTTTCTGGAAAAATCTCTGTTGCCCCGGTAACTATTAAAATTCTTTTTTTGTACATTTTATCTTGTTTTTTCAAAGACAAAAATTCCACAACCATTCCACCAGCCAGCAGAATCTTCATTTCCGAAGAAACATACTTGCATTGCTGGATATAATTGCAAATCTCTTATTGCTCTAAATGTACCTTGCTGAACTTTTGGCCAACACCAATCATCAACCATATAAATAAAGCTATCCGCCATTCCATTATAGTAATGAGTCAATGCTTTATAGTGATCAAGTTCTTCATGATCTCCATCATAAAAATAAGCATCAACATTTTTGATACCTTTTTGTTCTAGATTAATACCAAAACAATCTTCATCTATTAAATTCGGTTCTTGACCCAAATTAGTTTTCCAATTATTTAAAAACTCTTGCTTGGGGGAACCAAATTGTGAAAAATTATCAACAACCCAATATTTTAAATTATTGGTATTTCCTTTTAGAGCAGCAATCGCTGTAGATCCATACCAAACTCCAATTTCAAGATAAGTTTTGATGTCCGGTAATCCGAGTAGTCTATTAGCAAAATGCTTATATTGTGTACCCGAAAATCCTTTTATAGAAAGAATTTCCGGTGTTACTTTTGATGGGATATTGCTATTAAGTGCTACTGTAACTGCGTTTTTTAATTGTTCTGTTCTTGCTTTCATATTATACTCCATTATATCTGAGAAAAAAATGAATCTGCCACTACTTCAATATAATCCAGTTGAACATCAGTTATAACTGGGCTTGTTCCCAAGAAGAAGGTATCCGTCGTAACCTTTCTTGCATTGGGGTAATTATGTATGACTTCAAATTCATTCATCATGCCGGAATAAGCTGGCTGAAGCATAATATTTCCGGCAAAGTATGGCCTGGTTTGAATCTTATTTTCTTCAAAATAATTTACGATATCCTTTCTTCTGAAAGGGGCATCATCGCGGATAGTAATAGCAAAAGCAAACCAGCTAGGATCAGCATATTCCGTCGCCTTTGGTAAAATTAGCATGTCCTCATATTTTGAGAAGATTTTCTGAAGTCTTGCATGATTGTGCTTTCTCTTCTCAATTATTTGCGGAAGCTTCTTTATTTGCGCCAGTCCCATTGCGGCTTGCTGTTCTGTTGGTTTTAGATTATATCCAATCTCGTCATACACATACTTGTGATCAAAGATTTCTTCTGGGAGGGCAGGAAGCCAATTAGAGAACCGCTTCTTGCACGATCCGTTCTTGAGTAGATTAGCCTTCTTACCGACGCAATAGCAGCCTCTACCCCACTCTCTGAAGCTTCTGGTGACTATCTCTTGCTGGTGTGTGTTACACGCCACAAATCCGCCCTCGCCCATAGTAATATGGTGTGCAGGATAGAACGAGCAGCTAGCAAGTTCGCCAAAAGAACCAAGTGGCTTATTCTTGTAAGTTGATCCCAAAGCATCACAGCAATCCTCAAGAAGCACAAGATCGTATTTCTTTACGATTTCCATGAGTCTATCCATATTTGGAGGATTTCCTAGGACATGAGCAAATGTAATGATCTTACAACCATCCTTAGCCTTTTCCTCTACCTGATCTAGGTTTAGATTTAGCGTATCAAGATCAATATCTACAAACACAGGCTCAAAACCAACCTGGAAAATGGGATTGATCGTGGTAGGAAATCCGGCTATTGGAGTAATTACCTTAGTTCCCTTTGGGAAATTGTATAATCTTTTTGATGTCATTGCAGACATCATAATTAAATTTGAACTACTTCCGCTGTTTGTAAGAATACCGTATTCTTTACCCATTAGACGGGGAAATAATTGCTCAAAGCGAATTCCACTTTCTCCTAATGCCAGCCAACCATTTAGTAAAGATTTGGTGGTTTCGACATATTCATCAGCAGTAAAATAGGATCCTGCGTACTGAACCCAGTCCTGTCCAGCCACCCATATCTTACTCTGGTTTTTTTCATTAATATATTCTTCAATAGCTTTTAAAATGTGTTCCATGTTTTAATTAACCACAGCCAATTCTTTTTTTGATTGTATTTCTATATTTCCAATTTTAGTCTTTAACCAATTATTGGATGTATGAGTATACGAATAATTTGAGGTTTTTGCAAGATCAAAATAATTAATTATATCAGAGGGACAATAGCACTCAAAATGTTGAAGTCGTGTTATAATATTATCAACAGGTCCATCATAACCATGAGTTTCTATATGTTCACACAATTTCTTTGCGCCTATTTTTGAAATACAATATGCAGCAAGACCTTCACATATTACGGGTTTAAGATTCGTGATTGCCTTCAAGCGATCATCAAAGGCAGCATTCGGCAAAGAATTTACTAAGCTTTGCTTTGGTTGATAATGAGCTGTTATAGCCTGTAAATATAATAAATCTATTTTGTTATAATCAAATTTTGTTAATCCATGTATATTAAAAGTCTTGGCAGGACGGCAATCGTCTTCGCAAATGAGATAAACATTTTCATCTGATTGAATTAATTTTTTCCATAGTCTATAATGAGCCATTAAAGCTGCCATTTCACCAAATCTAACCCAAGATCTATTAGTACAAGCTAAAATATTTGATATTCTAAGTGGTATCTTTGCATTCTCAAACAAAAAATGAGGTGGATTGGAATGAAATTCAATTTCATTTTCGGAGACTCCCTTTTCAAATTGAAAAGGTATTTCTTGTTTTTGAAAAACTGAAATTATATCATTATGGCGTTCTGTTGCACTGGGCAGAGTAATTATTCTGGCTATCATAATGTAATTGTTTCTTTCAATTGTTTCTTTATAGAATTAAATGATTCTATAATATCATATTTAAATAAGGGAGCATTCTTCATCTTTTGATAAAGATGCTCGTTAGAATCTATGTATTTCACATACTCAAGACATTCTTGCGGACTGCTAAAATTATTGACATAAATGAATGCTTCTGGATTAAAGTCGCTTAGACAATATGAATCTCCCCAGTAAATTGGAATACAGCCAGCTGTTTTGGCCTGGAATAATTTCTCAGTAACATATCCAACCTTCATTGTATTTTCAAATGCCATAGCAAATCTAAATCCACAGATAGCATTATATTTTCTTATTTCGTTTCTATCAGGATCTCCATTTCCAAATGGTATTCCAAATCCATTGGTTTCTTTATAAGACTTTAATAGATTAAAAAATTCAACTCTATTCTTGTGAACAGCAGAAAATGGAGCTACGCAAAATCTATTTTTCTTTGTTTCTGACCACTGATTATAATTAATTTGATCAACTTTGATTACTGGTATTGGATTTTTTTGATTTTGTAAATTATAAAAATTAATATAAAAATACCAAGCTGGAAAACGAATATTTTTTAAATCATATCTAGTAGGATCGAAAGATAAATGGTAGTCCCCATCCTTATACTGCACAGGTTTTGGTTCTGCCATAAAAGTTAATATTTTAGTTTTGGTTCTATCTATTTCCTTTGGTACATAATTTTCAGCTACTAAACATAAATTACAATCTCTTGGATTATTTGTTAATAATAAATCACTACCATATATTTCTTGCAACATTGATAGTAATATATTTTCTTGATAATTAAAGTCTGGCCAAAAATTATTGATACTTAACTTTATCATTATTAATACTTTCAAAGATACAATCGTCAGCTGTATTTAGCTGCAATACTTTATTGAAATTTGTCTCTACGCTTTTTATTTTTGTACGATACAAATCTGGTGAAAGAATACTTAGATCAAATCCTTCGTCTAGGAAAATTATTCCATTACAATCAAAATCTTCGCATATACTTTTATCACCATAATAAATTGGAATAGTTCCAGTAGCAAAACAATCAGTTACTTTTTCTGTATAGTACTTTGGATATTTTGCATTTTCTATGACTATAGAAAACATATAATTTTTAAGACCATCTATCTTATCATTAAGAAATCTATAATCTCTTCCAAAAATATGGTCTTTATAAAAAGGATGTTGAGATAATTTGTCAAATATCTCAAGTCTTAATTTATGCCCGGTTGTTGATTTTTTAAAACTTGTTATATACGAGCAAAGATTTGTTTTATCGTATATTTTTGGTTCTGTTATCCAGGGAACATTAGATGATGGTGGATTATAAGAAAATAATTCTATATCTTTTTCTATTAATCTTCTATCATTAGTAAAAATTTTTTTATAGTATTTTTTTAATCCAGATATATTTGAAGATGCTGCTGAAAGTAGATGTGGTATAATTTCAGAAGATTCTCCAAGCCATCCATATCTTGGACCAGAATAACCATCTTTTATTCTACCAAAAATACTATCGTCAAAATAAACTACTGGTAAATTATCTTTTGGATACTGATTAAAAATCCAATTAAACTTCTTCGGTGGATATTTTAAACAAGATCCACCTGTAAATGCATTTGTTATGATATGTAAGCTACTCACACCAAAACCATATCTTTTCTGTAAATACATTCCCAGTTTTTGGGACTTTGCTTAAACCATTTCTTTGGAGCAACTATTTTCTTGTCTAAATTTTCATTTAACCAAGATCCCCACCAAGAATAGCTACTATTTGAAATAATATTATGATCGCAAAGAGACATCAATCTTAGATCTATCTCATTTGTATTATCCATTATAATATTTGGCAAATGCTTAAAGTTTTTTGAGCACCACTTTTTATCATCTGTAAATATTACAAAGAAAGAATCTTTTCCAACTATTTCAATACCAGTATTAAAATAGCTCATATCAGATAAGACAAATGCATCTTGAATATAAAGATAATCTCCTCTTCGTACATGAATTGATACTAAAGGTTTTCCTACCTTTTCCTTTAAATTTTTAATAAACTTATAACATTTTTTGGTTAATTCTTCTTTAAAAGTAAATATTTTTCTAAGATCAATTTCATATTCTTCCACATATCTTGAATTCTGAAAATACCCGAAAAAATCGGTATTATCTGGTATTGTTTTGGTATCAAGATAATCAAAATTGTTCATTTCAACTGCTTGGTGTTTAGGAGCAAAATCATCAGAATTGCTTCCTTCAAGATTAAAAATAGATGCTATTTCTGGTTTATTTTTAAAATCATAACCTATCTCAAAACCAGTTTTCTTTCCAGCATTATAGAGAAGAGAATATTGGAACATTTGGTTTCCAAGTCTTCCCCATTTGCCCAAATTTTTAAAAGTTAACATTCCTATTCTCCAGTGGTTTATCAGTAAGATACTGCCATTTGTTTAGGCCAGCAGCCTCATCGCTTTGGTAAAAGAATGGCTTATTGGGGGTCAGAACAATAGATTTTTCTTGTAATGAAGCAGTTGCAATATCGATTGGCTTCTTGAATCTATGAACTATAGTTCTACCAAAGTTAAGAACATCGTTTCTATAATCTTCACTGAGATATAAAACTGCATGAAGAGCTAACACTCCACCTATCTTTAGATAATCATTATTATATCGTCTGGTAATGTAATGCCGATTTCCAGTAGAAACTCCAAGATAGATAGCATCGGCTTCATCTGGAAGTTCAATCAGGGGTTGAAAGTCTTCTGAAACTCCAACATCATCTTCAAAAATAATGAACGGTGTTTTTATTTCCTTATTACCTAGAATCTTGAACATAGATTCAGCAACACCAACATAATGCTTTTCTGATTCTGGTGTTCCTAGAGGGGCAGGGCGAACTTCTGCATCCACTCTGTTATGATTCTTGAAGCCTAAACCGTCAAGTAAGGCTTGCATTCTATGTTTATTTTTTGTATTTGAATCTAAATTAATCCAATACGCTGGTATTTCACGAAGATCTATTTTCATTTCTATTTACTCCATCATGATCACGAATTTCTTTATCCATATGAATGTATTCCAATTCAGGGGAATTTATCAAAGTTATCGCTGCAATCGAACTTCTAGTTAACATAGCTGTCTTGCATTTACTCAAACACAAAACTTCAAGTAGGATATTATCTATCAGTCTTTCTTGATGCATTGAATATTGAAAATAATTATATTTTGGCGACCAGCCTTCATGGATAGGAACTTTATTTGTGCTTCTAATTACATGATCAAAATAAAATACTTTATCTTTAAAAATATTTTTTACAATATCAACATATTCCTGCTCGTCGCTCATGACAAATATTTTTGAGTGCTTTGCCTGAGAAAAAGCAGTATCTATTTTTTTGATAATAGATTCAATTGTCAGCTTTTTTCCATGCAAATGCGAATCTGTTCCTCTAATATGAACTCCCAGATATTCTGAAAAGTTAATACTTTTTGTAAATGATTCTATCATTTTAACTATATTATCAGATAATGTAAAATTATTTTTCCATGTTTGATTAAATTTTTGCCTGTATTCTGGCAACATCATTCCATCATAATCTACAATAGATGCCATATTAAAATATTGTTCGGCGGAAGGTGGAATGTTTATTAATTCATCTTTGCCTTCAGTTTGTAGAATGTTATTAATATTATTAAGTGTTTTTGCATCATTAAAAACATAAAACCAAGGAGAATATTTGTTGTAGATATTATAATATCTAAACATTTCATTTTTATCTAAATAAAAATTTACATTATTGGTTTCGCAATAGTTAACTAAACCTATTAGCTGATATAGGGTAGCACAAAAACCATTCCTACATGTTTTTAATGTAATACTTTTTGGTTTATTCATAATTAATAAATTTATTAGAATATTCTAACAAATCTTCAGAATTGGTCAAGATATAATCAAAACGAGATTCTACTTCAGCAAGATTCTGTAATGCAAATTCAGTCATCACAGGATCATCTATGAAGGCTAAAGTTGTCTTAGTCTTATCTTTGCTATAGAGAAATACAGCTTCATCTATACCTCTACCCCAATAGACCTCTACTGGCTTGGTAACATTTCTCTTATTTAAAAACTTGTAAACGACCTCTTTTATGTCGAGGGGCATATAATCTTCATTACAAATATACATTATTTTTTACCGATATGATATTTTTGAATTAAAGTCCAATCCTTCTTTTCCGAATGGGGAAGAATCTTGATCTGATTGATCCCCAACTGTGGTTCTTTGTATTTATCTGGATTTGTGGGATGAATAAGTCCCCATTCGGTAAGAAGTTTCACTATTACATTTCTTCTGCCAAGATCATTCTCATCCATATCGCTCTTCAAGCCATCAAGAACAAACATCTCCTTGAAGTGCATGATTGCGTATCTTCCTCTCTTGTGCAGAATATGACATGATTGATAAAGCTTCTTTTCTTGCTTGGAAGAAACTCCTAATCGAGTTAGTGTTTCCTTTACCTTTAAAAAGTCTTGCTCAGACTTTAGCTTTACTTCTACGCCTAAACCTTGAAAAATATCCTCGTCAACTTCGCTCATAATATCTCCATACAAGGATATTTATTAAATTTTAAATGTTTCTACATGCTTTACGATAGCATCCTTTTGTTCTTGGGTCAAAAGAACCTCATATTCACATGCTTTACGATAGGAGACATCGTAATACTTGATAATAGCCTGAATTACATCGCTCTTATCCTTCTTGGCCCATCCGCTGAACCGCTTTCGCTTACGGACAGCCAATCTATAGTAATCGTACTGCATCCTTTTGTCTAGGAATGGATACTTGTTCATTTCGTTGGCATAGGCCACGGTATCCATGAAATAGGAAAGGGATTTGTTGACTATAAAAGGAACATAATCCCGACCATCTTGGTCCAGAATATCTTCCTTAGTATAGTTGATGGATTCTAGAACCTTTCCTAGATTCATTTGCTGATGCCCTTAAACTCGCAGTTCATCATGATCTCAACCATCATGGCTGTCAGATTGATCTCCTGATCGGCCACAAAAGCAGACTTGTATTGATACTCAGCAATGATGGTAATTGCTTGCGGAATGCTGCTTGGAACTAGCATCTCCTGTAGATTATCGTAAATCTTACGGAAGATATCCGTGCTATTATCCAGGTTCTTCACAATCCATTCACGAACAGACTTGAAGTTTTTTTGAGCCATGAAACCAATTAGCTTGGCAACATCAACATCCTTGACTTCAGAGAGAATTCCAATGTCGATCTTTCCAGACACAGAATACCGCTGAAGTTCATTGATGATTCGCCTGAAGTCTGGGAAATGCTTGATTACAAGTTGTCTAACTGCATTGTCATTGTATTCAATATTTTCAGCAGTTAGAATTTTGCAAGCTCGCTTGTACATTTCAAGACCGAGCGTGGAGTTTTCTCCTGATTGAATATTGAAGTTGATCTCTGTGCAGCGAGAGTGAAGAGGTTCAATGATTCGATACTTCCAGTTACAGGTCATGATGAATCGGCAGTTGGCTGCAAATTCCTCGATGGCCCCGCGCAGAGCAGGCTGAATGCTCTGGGCATTGGAGTAATCGAACTCGTCTAGAATCACTACCTTCTTGGCATCGGTCAATGATACAGTGCTAGCAAAGCCACGAATCTTTGTTCGCAGAGTATCAATATTCCCATCCTCTGAGCAGTTGATGAGAATGTAATCGCACCCAAGATCATTGCATAGGGCCTTGGCAACGGTGGTCTTACCGCATCCGGGCTTACCAACAAACATCATGTTCTGCAATTCACCACCCTTTACCATTTCGCTAAAGGTGGCTTTTAGTTCCTTTGGAAGAACACAATCAGATAGCGTCTGGGGTCGATACTTCTCGACCCACAGGTACTGGTCAGTTGTCATGATTAGCTCCCGCTGTTACTGCTAGATTCTAGGGCGATCCAATAGGTCAGATTTAGATTCTTTGAAGTAAACTTGCTGATAACCTTGCTTCCGATTTGGACATCGTAAGAGCCAGGAATCATCTTGAGGTTTTCCATCTTTAGACGGAACTCAAAATCATCATCAAAATCAGAATCTAGGCAGTCTTCGGTGCTTCCAAGGCTGATTGAGTAGGTGTTTGTGGTGCTGTCCTTGACATCACAGACCTTGGCAAATACCTCCCCGTCCTCAGCGTAGATCGACATATCAGCGACCTGAAGGACTCCAGAAGCCTTCTGAAGCTCGTTCAGCTTCTTGTCCGACAGGCTGAATTCTAGAACCACAGATGGCATCGTAAGGGCTTTTGGTGGGTTGCTGGTGATCAGCTTTGGCTCACAGTAGAAGTACTTGACCGAAGACCCGGTATCGTTCGAAATTTCAAGATACTTATCGTGGAACTCCAGTTCCGGGTTTTCAAATAGCGACAGAATACCGAGGAACTGGGATAGATCCCAGATACCAAATTCCTGGTCAAATGTCTCCTCTACCGTGGCTTCAGCCACAATATTCTTATAAGAAGACATTGTAGCAAGCTTGTTTCCGGGGCGAATCAACAGATTGCTGTTGATCGTTGAGAAGTTCTTCAGGATCTGAAGAGTGGGCTTGCTGAGAGTTAGTTTAGTTGTTGTTTTCATAATATAAAATTCACCTTTCAATCAGGTATTGTCCTGCAAATAGTCGAAAAAGTCAAGGCTCCCGTCACGCAAATCATGCATCAATTTCTTCGTGGCATGACGCAAATCACGAAGTTTTTTCTTTCTAAAGAATCTTGCGAGTTTTCTGGCCCGAATTATTTTCCAAAGTGGATGTTTTTTCATAAGATACCTACCCAAGAATACGAGTTGTTGTCATAGACATATTCATACAACATACCAACGGTTGTATTAAACCATCTCTGACCAACAACTGGCTCGTAGGGGGCGGAAGCTCCAACATGCACTCCTGCGGAGTTGAGAAGCCTCCAGCCCCTTGTTTCGCCGTGTTCGGGAGAAAATCCACTTGTTTCAAAAGATGCAACATAATACTTGCCCTCTTTTTCTACAATGCTCCCGTACTCGTATACCTTGAGTGTACCGTCTGGATTAGCAATCTTAAATTTTCCTTTAAAATTGAGATCCATTAGTTTTGTACCAGTTTGCTAAAATTGTTTTTCTTTTCTAGAGTAACCGTATTCTTGAACTTATCATGTAGTTGATCTGTCTTGTGGCTTATTACAAAGACATTACAACCCTTCTTCAGGCCGTTGAGCAACTTCATAAGTTCATCGGTTCCGATAGAATCCAGCGAAGAATCAAATACTTCGTCAAGGATGAGTAGGTTGCAGTGAAGACTGTTCTTCATTCTTGCAACTTCTCGCCATGCTAGGAGCAGAGAAATGTCGATTCTCATCTTTTCTCCTTCACTGAAACTCAAATATGAAAATTCGTCACGATGCCTACTTTCAATCTTTTCATTAAATTCACCGTCAAGATTGAACTTCACGAAGAATCCCATGTTACTGAGGTTCTTATTCACTAACTTATTTATAATCGGAAGATAGTGATTTATAATCTTTCCCTTGATTCCACTATCTTTCAAGAGATCTACTACAAGTTCGTGATCATTTTGTTGCTTTTCAAGAGAGATCAAAGCAGTTTCTTTTACTTTCTTCTCAATTTTAACAGATTCTAACTGTTCTTTTGTAGAAGCTATCTGATCTTCGTTTACAGAACACTTATCAGCTTCATAGCCAGCCTTTACCTTTTCTAGACTAGCCACTTCTCGTTCAAGTGACTTGACCTCTCTAACAAGCTCTTTAATTCGTTCTTGGACTTCTTTGCTCTTAGTTAAAATATCGTTATGCCAAGCTATTGAATTAATAATCTCTTCTGCATTGGTTCCTAGTTTGGCTAGTTTATTCTTCTTAGCCGAAACAATAGAACATTTATGGGATTCTTCAATGGCTTGCTTACAAGTTGGGCAAGTCTCATTATTATTAAAGAATTCCAGTTCTTCATTTATGGTATTGATATTAACAGTAAGATCGGCCTTCTTCTCTCTCAAAAGAGCCAAATCTTCGTCTGTAATCTTATATTGTTCTAGCTTCTTACCTTCCTGAAGGATTTCTTTGTTTAAAATCTTAATTTTTCGTTTAGATCCATCAATCTCTTCAGTCGCCTCTTTAATTTTATTTTCCAACATTTCAAGGCTCTTCTCCATGTTGGATTGTAAATTTTTGAGATTAGTTTCATAAAGTTTTATCTTTTCGTCTATAACTCTTTGGTCAAGCTTATTAATCTTAATACTCTCCCTTATCTGTGAAAGCTTGCCCTTTAGTATCAAGTTCATTGACGAGAAGACATCAATATCTAGGATAGTTTCGATGACCTGGCGACGATCAGCCGGAGGTAATTCCATGAAAGGAACGAACGAAGATTTACCAAGAATAATGACTTGCATGAAAGTCTTTCTATTCATCTTGAGTATCTGATTCTCAAGCATATCTTGGTAATCTTTAGTCTTGGCTGCTTGCTCTATCATCTCCCCATTCTTATAGATCTCAAAGATCTTTGGAGCAAGGCCGCGCCGAATCATATACTCAGTCTTGTTGATCTCAAACTCTAGTTCGACTAGGCACTTACCTTTATTTACGCTATTTACAAGTTGCGGTATATTGATGTTTCTAAAAGGATTGCCAAAGAGGGCAAATGTAATTGCATCAAGAAACGCAAACGACTTACCGTTTCCGTTTGATCCGCTGACAAGAGTTGTTTGACTTTTCTGGAAATCAATCTCAGAAAAGGTGTTTCCAAATGAGCCGAAATTCTTGAATTTAATCTTTTTAAAGTTAATCATCTATGGTAAGGGATTCTTGATAAAGATCTTTAATGATGTTCTTAATATCGTCCTTGTTCGTGATCTCGGATAGATCATCTATCTCTTTGCAGATCATCGTTATTGTATCCATATTCATATCAATATCAATAGACGAATAATTTATTTCAATTTCTTCGTCTACTACAGTTACATCATATGGTTTGGCTTCATTCAGCTTCGTCATGAACTTTTCGTAAAATACTGGCTTATTTCTTCTCTGGACAATCAGCCGCACATACTTATCTTTGAAACTCGGAAAGTCAAGTTTCTCAAGTTCATCAGATAGAGAATCATCATAAACAATTCTATGAAACAACTCTTCTGTGTTTTGGATAAATTCTAGATCTCTAGTCTTGGTATCAAAGACATGAAATCCTTTTCGTTCGTTGACATCTGTAAATCCCATTTGATACTGAGTACCAAGATATTCGATATTCTTGTGTCTTGATTTTAGGTGGAAATGCCCAGACATAACAGTTTCAAACTTATCGAACATTTCTCTTTGAAGTCCGGTATCATGATATACCCCACGAAGAACTTCAAATCCAACGATCTCAAAGTGGCCTAATAGAATATGAGCTTTTGTGTTCTTTATGAATTCAACACAGGCATCCATATTATCTTCGCACATCCAGGGAACAGCACCAATAGAAACATCTGGGTATATAAGTTCCTTTGGTTCATTTACCACTTCAATATGAAAATACTTTTCAAGAAGTTCTTGTGGAGAATTAGTTTTATTTGTATTCCTAA